ATATACAAATATAACGAGGACTCTTTAGAAGACAAGTTCACAAGCGGTCGAGTCTATTTAAGTGTAGACTCTACGAATAGGATTAAAGTTCCTAATCGACCTTTCACAATTGAGGCGAAAGGATTACGAGATACTAGCGACACAACATTACTAATAGAGCGTTTAGCAGATAGGTTTTTAGAGCGTTACCAATATGGCGCTGAGAGTTTAGAAGTTGAAGTTCCTTTTAATGTTGGTTGGACTGTTGAGATTGGCGATCCCATTGTGTTCGGTGATGAATCAATTCAGTTAACTGACACGAGTAGGGGAAAGCGGTCTTTTGGTCAGCGCATATTTGAAGTTACAAACAAGCGTATGAATTGGCGAACTGGTCGAATAAGCTTATCGTTACTCGACACTAGTTTTAATCTCAGTTACCGTCGTGGCGTATTTAGTCCAGCCAGCAAGGTTGTCTCTGGCACAACGACATCTATTATGATTCAAGACAGTTTTGGGACTGAGCCACCTAACATTGAAAAGGATAAGTGGGAATTTTATATAGGTAAGCAGATATTAGTGCACAGTGAGGATTGGTCTATTCAAGCAGTAACAAGGTTAATTGGGTTTTCAGTTAGCAACGATTATGAGATGTTAGTGCAGACTTTGCCTTTTGCTCCACAAGCTGGATATTTTGTTCGGTTACCTAATTACAATTTAATAAATGATCCTAATAGTCAGATTTACAAGCAGATACATCCGTTTTGGTGTCCTGTTGCTAAGATTACAAATGTCATTAACAGTAACACGATTGAAGTTTCTGCTACTGATGTAACTAAGTTCTTCGAGGGTTCTATAATTAGGGTTCACAATTCTGATTATTCGTTTGATTCTGGTAGGAAAGGTTTTATTGTGGAAAACATTAGTGCTACACAATTGGTCATTAATGGTAACACCACAGGGATGATGACGGGTCATGATATTGAGTTAATAGGTTTTGTTACCGATGAGGGTCAGCCTTATACTTGGATATAGTTAGGAGGTTATAAGATGGCTAAAGTACCACCCGCAAAGATAGATTTATATGAACAAGAAATTAAGGCAGGTGCAGCAGCTAGTGAAGCGACAATGCAGCGTATAGCATCTTCAGTGAACTTTTGGAATGCTTTTTACGAAGGGCAACGGGCATGGTTTCTTAACGGCAGATATAGCGCTTTTGGAACACCACAGTATAATGTTGACGGGGCATATCCTTGTGTTACTGACATGGAGTTATATGGTTTTTGTATGTATAACTTAGTAGCTGGTAGCAGTGGTTTTACTGAGTTAAATGTTATAGTTCACCCGCCATCTGGTTCTCCTTTTAGTCTTTTTACGGTAACTCCTAAGATACCTCACACCAGTGGTAACAATGCTAGGATGATTATAAATGTTTCAACCAATACAACGGTAGCACAGTCTACTTTTGTAACCTTGCCTACTTTTGCAGTAACAACTTTCGCGGCTGGTACCTTATTAACTTTGGATATGCCTCACGCTCAAGCTGGTGGCGAGAGTTGCGGGCTAGTTTTAGCGTTGCGTCCTTATAGCACATAGTTCATAATATATGTGTCTGGCAGTGATTTGAAGTAAAACAAGCATCCATACTTTTCACAATCACGTAAGACCAGGCGCCTTAAATTCTTTCAATCTTATAGAATTTAGATGAGAAGAAATCGGAATTTGATACGATTTTATAACCCATGTTATTTAAGTAGCATTTAAAATCATGATACTTTTGAGCGAACAGGAGCGGGCTAATTTCAGCTATTTCTAATGCGTGTTCTGGGCAAAGGTTGATTATGATTGGTGATTTTGATGAAGGAAATATTTTAACTTGAGTAGTTCTGTTAGTTTTGCATATCAAGCAAGTGTTTAATGTGTTCATCGAATGTTAACCTTTCGATCGGTGTTACCTTAACAATTAGCTGCTCGTCTGATTGGTTAGAGCAAGTAACCTTGTGGCTAGTTTCTTTAAAAAAGATCATGTCATCAATATCAAGTATTTTAGCAACGGCGTCTATACTGCTTTTAATTCTATTGTTTGAGTCGATTTTTTTAAAAGGTGATTTTGCTTTTTTAGATTTAGTTAGAATGCGGTCTTGGTGAAAGACGAAATATAGTTCAATTTCAAGTGTGAAGCCGTTTTTAATCCAAGTAGCAATTTGGTTTTGAGCTTGTGAGATTACTTTGTGATTTTTTAGTTCATAGAGTTTAATGAGGTCATCGAATATTCGAGCCGCCTTTAGTTTTATAAAGCGGCCTCTTGAGATGGTGAGTTGTCTATTTTGGCTCGGTGGTATTGGAAGCTTCTTTAGAACTATCATTGATATAGTCTAGGAAAGCGGCCCTTACTAGATCAACGATTTTTAGATTTTCTTTTTTTAATTTAGCTTTCACTTGGGTTACTAGGTCTGAGTCTAGTCTTGCTTGGATTGGGGTGAGTTGTTTTGATTTTGGAAGATAGTCTTTAAGGCTCATGTGTTTCATCCTTTCTTAATAGTCATGGTCTTCATAATCTGGCTCAGGAAACTCAGCATGAACTTCGATTAGGTTTTCCAACTTACTAGCTATAAGCTCGTGAGCTGATTGAGGTAAGGTAGCAAAGCAATCAAAGTCTTCACAGTACACATCGCATCTAAGTACTTCAATTTTTTTTAGCTCCCAGTATCTATTGGGGTCAAAGGGGGTGTAGCCTATTGGCTGATAAGGCAATATGTCTTTAACCTCTTTAGCATGGACGATCATATCAATGATGTATAATAGACCTGAATCAAGTTCTGTTTCAACAGTGATTTCATCATTTATTTTTGTTACTCTTATTTTGGATTCCATATTATTACCCACACTTTTTTTTTAGTTCGTATCTTTTGAAGCTAGTCATTTTAAAAATTACATCTTGATTTAAGAAGTTATCTATTAGAACTATTTTAGAACCGTAAATATCAACTTGGTTAATGCCCAATTTTAAAAACTCATCTATGATTTGATCTGATTCTTTATAGACTTCTTTAATCGCTTCTAACTTTTCTATGATTTCATATGCTCTTTTAGCGAGTTCTTTGATTTTGAGTGCCTTGCTTGTTGTCACATAGCCTCCTTATTCCATAGGTTTCTTATAAGCTGAAGATTAGTTCTTTTATCTCTTCAAACTTTTGTCGCAACATTCTTTTATCCTTTTGCACATTCCCTTTGTTTTCTTTTATACTTTGCTCAAGATTTTTTATCTCTAGTAACATCTCTATAATTTGGTGTTTTGTTTCTGCATCGTTGCTTTGAATTTCTAGGATCATATCAATAATTTCTTGGGTTTCTTGTGTCATTTTCATATAGCCTCCTTTGTATGGATTCAGTATATTATTATTCATGATAGAATTCTATCAAAAAAGTATGATTGTACCATAATGAGACAGAGTTTAAATGTCAGTTGGGTTATATGGCTAATTGATTGAGTTGGAATGATTCAGAGGTTATATTAGTGTTGACTTTTGAAGTTATTTATATTATCTCGCGCTGCTGTTTGTGCTTTTCTTCCATAATTCATAACCGGCGTTGTTAGCAAACAACTTTTCAACGCTTTTTAATCTTTTGCCAGGTGATGAAAATCCTGAAAACACAGTTTTCGATTTTGCCCATATCAAGTGCAGCCATTTAGGTGCATTATACTCACTAACAAATACTGGGTTACTATTTTCTGTTACCCAAGTCCAGAATTTTGCATGATCAAAACCATCTTTAGAATATTTTGCTGTTTCACAATACGGCGGATCGCAGTAAATGACTGAGTTTGGTTTAATTGTTACTTGTTCATATGATAGGTTTGTAAATGTGATTATGTTACTAAACGGGGATACTTGTGATAGATTTTGCGCTCTCGTTAACTCCAAGTTCTCAACTTGAAATAAATTAGAAAAATGTTTATATTTTAATTTTTTATGTGTTACCCTAATTGCTTTAGATGAATATTTTTTTCTTTCTTGTATGCTAAGGCTATCTGCGAACTTGTGAATTCCTAAGGCTTCCTTTGCGAAATCGTCAAACTCATTAAAAACGATTGCGTTGTGAATTGATTTTTTAAAAGGCTCAATGTCTTTTGAGTATAGGTAACCTTTTAAATTGTTACTAAAAGACCATATAATTTTAACATATGGGTCATTAGAGTTATAAAACTCATCTCTGGTAACAAACTTAGGTTTAAAATTTTCATAAGAGTATTTTCCAGCGATGCAGTCTTGTATAAACTGCGTTTGACCTTGGTTAATTTCATTAAAATGAAAGTGTTTCCATTTGTGTCTGAATCTAAGGACAGCGCAATGGGTAACAGAGAAACCGCCGCCGAACAGGTCATATAGATTTTCAGCTTCTGGTAACAAGGATAATATTTTGGTAGCGATTCTGCTTTTGCTACCCAAGTAGCTTACACCAAATTCAGCCATTTGTATGCAGCTTAAACCCGCACTGAGGGCATTTTAATTCTTTTGAGTTTCCAATTTTCTCACCCTCATTATAGTTTTCAACATCAGGCAGATCGATGTTACTAATCATGTCGATATCATGTTCCGAAAATCCCCAATCAAGCAAGTCATTAAGGTCAAAATCAGATTTTAGCTTTTGGAAGTCCCAATCGCCCGCGATGTTCTTGTTCATTCTAATGATAACAGCTTCTTCTTGCTTTGGTGTTAACATTCTATCGGGAACGTAAACATCTATTTCTTGGTTTGGGTCTTCTTCAAGTAACACTTCGAATCGCGCGTGCCCCGATAGAATTGTGTTGTCTAGATTGATATTAATAGGCTGCGCAAACCCTATTTCATTGATTGATTTTCTAAGCTCTTGCTTTCCAGAATCTGAAATTATTCGAGGATTCTTGTTATAGGGTTTTAACTCCGAAATCTTTCTTTTCTCTAGTTTCCAGTTAATTATTTTGTTCATATGTAAGATCATAATAATATTGCATTAGAAATAGCAACATGAAACTTACCAAGCTGAGTTATTTTGTAAGCTTTGTCCTAATAACTAATAATTCTAATTTGTAATGGTAACGAAAGTTGGTTTTGAATAGCTTCTGGATGGTTACCTGAAAGTGTTACCTAGACATGCGCGCATTGCCTTGAGCTGAGCAGAGCAAGGCTTATAGATGAGCGGGTGTTACTACTCAACTGGCTCTCAATCTTACTTCACCCTAGCTTGTGTAGTAACAAGCAACCCTTAGTGTAATCGGGTAGTTAGGTTTTCATTATAGCCGAGGGCAAGCAATCGAACTTCACTCGCGCAGTCCGTTATGGTCTCACATTCTCATGTAAGGGTCTTAGCTTCCCAAGACGAGACATTGCCCGTCGCCTCGCTTTCGCTGAGGCACGCATATTTACGACCGGTTACAAGCTTGATCTGGCTTAGCTTCACCGTGTGGGCTATGCGTATACCCCTGACCAGATCAAAATCGAATATAGGGGAAATGTGGCGGTTTAACAAGGTGTTTTTAGGAGAGTTATGATTAGAGTGAGGTGGAAAAAAAAGAGACGAGCTTTTGGGGCTCGCCTCTGAAAAAAACGCATGGTTATGTGGGCTATATGATCATGCACTTGCTAATGTAACTGCAATGTGAATAGAAGTAAAGCGATTTAAATCAACGTGAGGGGGGTTATATGAGATGGGTCAAGCTCTACACCAATGTCCATAACAGTGAGCCGATGAGAGAGCTACTGTCCCAGGTCGGTCACATCGCGTTATGTTACTACATTTTGCTTGAAATGTGTGCAGAAAAGTTAAGCTGTGAGGGTAAAATTCTTACAGAAAGTGATATGGTATTTAGTTTTGAAGAGAGAATTTTGCGGGAGCGGATGAGGTTATCGCCTCGGAAGCTAAGAGAGTTTTTAAAAATTTCTTCAGAAAAATTTAAATTTTCTTTAGAAATTTCTGAAAATTTTTTTAAAATTAAAATGCCTATGTTGCTGAAATTGTTACATACTGATCTAAAAAAATCAAGAGCAAATCAAGAGCAAATCAAGAGCAAATCAAGAACAAAACGTGAACAAGTCAAGAGTAGCACGCAGGTGACCACGGTTACCGGTGAAGGTTCTGGGGTTTTGAGCAAAACAACAGAAGAAAGGCTTGCTGAAAAGGAGGCATCGAGTCAAAACAGGAGGATTAAGGAGGCTTATATAGAGGCTTACAAAGCTAAGTATGGTGTTGAGCCATTGACACAGAATGCAACTTTTAACTCTCAGTGCAATATGCTTAGGAAGAAAGTCGGTTTTGAGACTGCTATAGAGCTAGTGAAGTTTTACCTTAATCACCAGAAATCTTTTTATGCGTCTAAGACTCATAGCTTTGGACTCTTGTTAGCAGATGCTGAGACTTTGGTAGCACAAATGCGGATGGGTGTTACCGTTACCGGATTTGAATCAAGACAGATTGAGGAAAGCGCAGGGTTAATGGCGCAACTAGAAAGATTAAGGAGGAAATAATGAACCACAAAGAATTCTGGTTCATGGTAGCAACATACTACCGAGTAAGGTTACCGGATATAACTTATCATATGTATGCCGAAGACACTAAACACATTCCAGTTGAAACACTGATTTCAATGTTTGATAAGTACAGGAAAACGCCGAGGGGTTCTGTAATGCCAATGCCTAATGTATTCCTACAGATGTTTGAAGGCAAGATTAGCGCTGACGATATGGCCAACATAGTTCCTTTAAGGATATTCGAGGCAGTTCGAAAGTTTGGATGGTCTCGGAAAGATGAGGCAAGGGACTATATTGGTGAAATTGGATGGCAGATTGTAGAGATGCGAGGCGGATGGGCTGGCGTTTGCGAAAACCTCGGGACTAATTGGGATGAAGGTGTTTTCATTGCGCAGAGCAGAGAGATGACAAAATCACTTCTCAAGGCTTCGGAGTTGGGTTATGGTGACAAGCCTATAAGCTTGGTGTCATCTTCAAAAGCTCAATGCAAACTTGAGCATGGTAACAATGTGGAATTAGAACCAAAAGTTACCGATTATTAATAATAGGTGGCGTCGGTTATGGTTGTGGGGTTTGATTATGCTTGGGAAATTAGATTCCGAAAGGTTTCAATCATCTCTTGTTATTAGTCCTAGTAGCTTAGTAACATTTTTAAATTCCCCCGCAGAGTACCATCAGCGATATATATTAGGCAAAAGGCCTGAACAGACTGAGGCGATGTTAGTTGGCGAAGCAATTCATTGCGCTATCTTAGAGCCTGACAAGTTTGATTCTAGGTTTGCGACTGTATCACCAGAAGTTAACTACATTAAGACCGCAGATGAAATAATAGAGGCTATAAAGGCTCATGGGGAGAAGCCTGTTAGCAGGCGAAAAGGTGACTTAATAAGCCAGTTACTCGCATTAGATCCAGACGCGCGCATCCTTGATGTGTATTTAGACGAAGTTACTGAAAGCGGTAGGAAGTTACTTAAGCCAAGTGATTTTAAAATGTGCTTAGATATTCAATCAAAAGTTAAGTCGCATGATTGGCTTTCAAGAGTGTTGTCAAAGGGCAATGCTGAGCAGTGGGTTTGGTCTCAATTCACAGAAAACACAATTATCCATGGCCGTATGGATTTTTTTAGTAACGAGTTTAACCAGCCTGTTATTTTGGATTTTAAGACTGTGAAATCCGCGCATCCTGAGAGTTTTCAGCGCCAGATATTTAATGAAAAGCTTTATGTGCAAGCTGCTATGTATTGTGATATGGTTAAAGACTCAACGGGAAAAGATCCGCTATTTGCATGGGTTACCATAGAGAAGTCAGAACCATATGTTATAGAGATATATGCTGCTGACTTTGGGTTACTTGAGGCCGGAAGGTCAACTTATCACAAAGGCGCTCAAAGGTTAATAGAGGCAACAGAGTCAAACAATTTTCGTGGTTACACTAATGGCAAAGTTACAACGATAACACTGCCATCATGGGCTTTTAATAGGTTGGATTATTATGCAGAGCAAGAGATATGATGTTACCACTGACAAAGGCCATGCGGTTTTAAAGCTAATGGCTGATGGATGGAGCTTTACGTATGCAATGAAGAAAGTTTTTAATTCACAAAACCAATCGATAGCAAAGCGTCTTTACGAGATTAATCCCAGAATTAGGGAAGTTGTCGAGATGCGAAAGCGTATCAAGCGTCAATCTGTTTACAAAGCTGTTAAAGGGTTTCCAAAAGTAGATGAGAACACTATCAAACAGTTAATCAAAGAGAGTAAGAAAAGAAGGAGATTAGAAAATGAGCGACGCTCAGCAGGCATCAACACAGAAGGCAAAGGGAAGTAACATTATAGTAACTCAATCAGGGTTATTAGAAGCTCAAGATATTGATGGAAAGTACAGATTGGCGGAAGTTCTTTTTAAGTCTGGAATGATTCCAAAATCATATGAGAACCCAATGCAGGTCATGGTTGCAATGCAGTTTGCTCAAGAGCTTGGATTGCATCCGTTTCACGGTATAAGAAACATAGCAATGATTAATGGTAACCCTAGCATATGGGGCGAGTTACCGCTTGCGTTGGCAATCAAAACTGGGAAAATTCAAAGTATAGAGGAGTTTTTATTTGACAAGGATTATAACAAGATATGTTTTAATAACAAGAACTTAAATGCAGAGGTGTATGGAGCTGTTACCAGAATAGTTCACAAGGAGATTGGAAGTTTTGAATCAACTTTTACAATCGATGACGCTGAGAGGGCTGGGCTACTTAATAGGTCACCAGTGTGGAAGAGTTATAGGAAGATAATGCTACAAAGGCGGGCTAGATCGTTTGCGCTTAAGTCGTTGTTCCCTGAGGCTATTGCTGGTATACCTATAGCAGAATATGACTTTAATTATGTTCCGGACGTTACTGAATCAAGCAAAAGGGTTACTCACAACGGTAGTGCTGACCCTAGTGAGATTTTAAACGAGATTTGAAATGAGAGGTAAGAAACCTAGAGTTATTACAAAAGATGAGATAAAGAGGATCATAGATCTAATCGCAGAGGGTTATTCAGTGAGATACGCGGCTGGGATGGTTTTGGGAACTGCAAATGAAGTTTATATTAGAAAGATTAAACAGGAATACCCAGAAGTAGCGGAATATTTTAACAAGCATAGGAAGAAGAGAGCTTACTTTTAAGTAACCATGTGGAGGGGGTAACATATGGACAGAGACACTTTTAGAACTCTTGCGGCTGGCAAATATGCGATAAGTAATCTTGAGGGCACAATTGATAAGTCTCATATGCTCTCTTTCATTGATGGGGCAATATACGCTTATGATATTTTAAAAAAACAAACCACAAAAGGAGGGGTTACAAATGAAACTAAACAAGATGCAGAAAGCCAAGATCTTGGAAATAGTGGAAAAGAAGTACGCTAAAAAAGCCAAGCTTAGCGCATCACAGCTTAAGGGGCTCATTGAGCTAGTCTTCAAGGCTATTAAGTCTTTAAAGACAGAAAACGTCAAGAAGCCATCAACGAGAAAGCAAAAGCCTACTAAAAAAGTTGCTACCAAGGCAAAAGAACAGAACACAACAGAGAATAACTAGATGAGTAACAGGGCTGTGAAACTAGCACTAAAGTTTGCTATTAAAAAAACTAGGGACGCGGCCCTGATTCAAAACATTTATACCAGACACCAGAGATTAAGAAAGAAACATTTGCCAGATAACAAGCTAGTGCAATTCATAGCAGAATGTTACTTGTTAAACCTGATACCATTAAAATCATTGACAACTTGCGTTGAGATAACTAAGGGCAGGACTAAAGTCCAATCGTTACTGGAGATCAATCCACAAAATATCTCACATCTTACGAAACTGGATCAAGCGTCAATCTATATGCTGCAAGTAACGTTTCTAAAAAACACTTTAAAAAACATTCTAAGTACTCAAAATAACTATGAAATTCAAAGCTACAGGATGTTACTAAATAAATATCTTTGATAATGGTCACCAATTAAAGCAACCTAAAAAAGGGGTGCTACTCATGGAAGATCAGGTGACAGTTGAGCTATCAAGAGAAGGGATAACCGACTTTTTAGCAAGTTGCTTGTCGGAAATTCATATTGACGAGATAACACCGCATATTACTATCTTAGATCAAAGGCATATACATTTTGTCTTAGGAGATTTTAAGTTACTCATAGAAGTAACAGATATAGACAAGTTACTGAACTAACCCCGTGGGTTGATGCTCGGCTTTCAGTGAAAGAGGGCAGATTTTGGAGGACAAAATAAGTAGAAGTCAGTTTGTTATGGATGAAGATGAGTTTAAAAAACTCATGAGACTCCACGCAACACTAACCGAAGTAGCAGGATGGTTTGATGTGTCGGAAGACACAATAGAGGCCGCTTGTAAAAGGCAGTTCAATCTTTCATTTTCGGAATGCTTTAAAAAATTTTCTGCTGGGGGGAAGATTTCTCTAAGGCGTGCGCAATGGATTGCAGCCACTGAGAAGCACAACACCGCCTTGCTAATTTGGCTTGGGAAACAGTACTTAGGTCAAAAGGATATGATAGAACATTCTGGTAACCCTGACAAAGCACCAATACAATTAGCTTATGCGCAACCAGTACCACAAAAGAAACTTGAATCAGCTCTTAATCAAAAGATAAATGAGGTCATTGAGGTAGAGGCTAAGTGCTTAGATGAACCAGAAACTGACTAAGGAAGAGGCGGAGAAGCTATCACAACCTTACCTTACTAAATTCAATCCCTATGTGATACCAATGCAAGGGGCAGTTATAAACCTGATCCGAGCCGATTGGGATTATTCAAAAGGAACCCCCGAAATACTATTAACTGGTTCATATGGTAGTAGCAAGTCGGTGCTACTAGCTCACCTTGCGGTAACACATTGTTTTTTACAACCCTATTCAAGGGTTTGCATATGTCGAAGGGCGTTACCAGATTTAAAGCGCACAATCTTCCAAGAGATTTTGGAGCACATATCAGAGGACCTTGTTGAAGGCAAGGATTACAAAGTCAATCACTCAACAGCTATGATCAAATTTAGAAACGGTTCAGAGATTATCAGCATGAGTTGGGCGGACAAGCGTTATAAAAAGGGTCGTTCACTCCGGTTATCAATGCTAGTAATCGAAGAGCTTACTGAAAACGATGAGCAAGACTTTGAAGCTTTCAAAACTTTAAAAGCAAGGGTCAGAAGGTTACCAGGCATTAAAGAAAATGTAGTAATTTGTGCTACTAACCCAGATGACCCCGAGTCGATATGGTATAAATACTTTATAGCTTCTCAACCTCATCCAACACGGTTTGTCTTCTATTCGAAGACAGAAGACAACCCCTTTATAGATCCAATCTACATAGAGCAATTAAAGAAAGATTTGGACCCCATATCAATCAGGCGTTACCTTTACGGGGAGTGGGTATCATTACAAAACAATGGTATCTACTATTGTTATAATAGCAGTGTTCACTTCCTTAAAGACAAGGAATATCAGTTCAATACTATGTTACCAATTGACATCTCATGGGACTTTAATATAGGCGAAAACAAGCCTCTATCGATCATCGTCGGGCAATATGATCCAAGCCTTGAAACGTTCCACGTAGAACGATCTATTTGCATTGAATCGGCATCAACACACTTAATGCTGGATGAATTGCAATCCAGAGGCTACTTCGATCTAGGAGCTAAAATAAGAATTTACGGTGATGCTACTGGTCAAGCTAGGTCTACAAACTCACTTCACTCTAATTATGAGATTATCAAGAATTACTTAAGTAACTATACTGATTCACAAGGCAGAAGGGTTACTTTTGAGATGAAAGTCCCCAGAAGTAACCCACCGATCAGGACTAGGCATAATGTTGTAAACAGCTATTTCGAAAACGGCAAAGGGCAAGCAAGATGTTTCCTTTATAAGTATGCTACTAAACTAGATGAGGGCTTGAGGTTGACGAAACTTAAAAAAGGCGGAGATTATGTAGAGGATGATAGTAAAGACTATCAACACGTTACCACAAGCCTAGGTTATTGGATGGTGCATATTCATAACACTAAGAACGTTCACAAAATAACCAGGAATAGGAGATTTTAAAAATGGATGTGAAGCAGATAATCAAAGAAATTGAGGGGCTAAGCAACAGAAAGAGAAAATCAGTTAGTTTTGCGGAATCAGAGATTTACAACGACAATATATATCCTTATGTTAGTCGTTACCTTCAAAACTTTTACGACAAAGACACTCTAAACGAAGTATCTATTTATAGCTCTATTAACCTTGCTAAGAGGATTGTAGATCAAGAAGCAAGCTTATATAGAACCGCCCCAACAAGATCGTTTTCCGGATTATCCGATGATCAGGTAGCTACAATCAAGCAAGTATATAATGACTTAAAGATAGATCATGTAATGCTTAGAAGTAACAGGGCTTTTAAGCTTCAAGGGCAAAATCATATTGAAGTGCTACCTTTTAACGGTAAGCTAATCGCCCGTGTTCTATTAAACCATCACTTGGATGCAATTCCAGTCGAAGAAAACCCAGAAGTGGCAGAGGGGTATGTTGTTAGTGGCTTCGATCGTTACCAAGTAGTTGATAGTACAGATATTAAAAACCAACGCATAGCTGATTTTGCTGACTACAAGTCAACCTTAAAAAGGTATGCGTTCTTTACAAAAGATAGTAACTTTATAGTAGATGGAAACGGTGAGTTACTATCAGATAGCACAGAAAACCCAATCGGAATGCTGCCAATTGTCGAGGTTGCAGGCTTTAAGGACTTCACATATTGGGTAGAGAAGGGAACTAGCGTTACCGACTTCACTATCCAATTTAACGCGACAATGAGCGATATCGCGCATATTGTTAGGATGCAAGGCTTTGCACAAGCATATATTAGCGGGGCGTCTGATATGTTGCCGGAACGTCTTGTGATTGGACCTAATCACGTGTTGCGATTGCCTGTTGATCCAAACAACCCAGTTCAAACGCAATTTGGCTTTGCTAATCCTAGTCCCGATTTAGCTGGTTCTTTAAGGTTTCCAGAGGTGTTGTTAAGTAGCTTTTTAACATCACGGGGCTTAAGTCCTAAGCTTGTATCAGGTAGCGGCGAGGTTGATAAATACACGAGCGGTCTTGATAGGTTACTATCAATGATTGAGAGATTCGAGGCCAGTCAGTACGATATGGAGCTATTTAGATCAGCAGAGAAGAACTTATTTAAACTCATTATCCGTTACTTAAATACATATGCGGGGACATCTGTTCTAAGTTATAAGTGGAATAATGTGAAAGAAGATTCTGTTGATATATTCGTTAAATACTCAGAACCTCAAATGCTAATGAGCGAGCAAGAAAAGCTGGACGCGATTGCTAGAAAGAAAGAACTGGGGTTAATGAGTGATCTGGACGCTATAATGGAATATTACGGATTAGACGAAGAGGCGGCTAGAGCAAAGTTAAACAAGATGAGATCGGAAATGATTTTAAGTCAGGTAACAAACGAAGGGTAACAAGTAACTTATATGCCTAGATTCCCTAAAAATATGGTAATCGACACATCCGAGATTAGTCAGACGATTGATGCGTCATGGCTTGGGCGTGAGGTTACTGACACAAATCTATTAGAGCGGATTGGCCAAGCTACACTTGACTACATGTTAGACCGTGTTAGCACGGGCAAGGGAATCGGTGGAGTAACATTTAAACCAAATAAATATTCAAATCGGTACATGAAAACTGCGGAGTTTCAAGCAGCAGGCAAGTCACCTAGTCCGGTGAATATGACTTTGCATGGTGATATGCTTGGCAGCATACAGCTTGAAGTTGGTGAATCTAGTTTTAAGCTATATATACCACCAGAACAGTCCCCGAAGGCTCACGGCCACCAGACTGGCGAGGGCACAGCACCCAAGAGGCCTTTCTTTGGGGTAACACGCACCGAGTTTGAAAAGAATATTCTAATTAAATTCAAGGAAGAGATCAAAAGAAGTTCTGCACAAAAGTCTAACTTGCAAGAAAATGTTACCAAAACACAAGCAAAGCCGATCAGGCTATTAAATAATCTTGATATCCTTGAGGAGATAAGGACACTTGGAGATCTATTTAGGTTGGTAAAATGAGTTTTAAAATCAAGTTTAGGGATGATCTATTTAGAGTTGTTACCAAAGAGGCAAAAGCGGCATTGCAAGAGTCTATGCGATCAAAAAAGTTAGGTGAGGACATCGGCAGAGTTGTGATCAGAGATATCCAAGTACAAACACGATCAGGCAAGTCGATACCATCAGGAGGACGCTTAAAGCCGCTTTCAAAGAGTTGGATTAAGCTCAGAAAAGAGATAATAAGTGCCAATGGTGCAGAGAGTTATGTTAAGCCTACGAGAAGTAACTTAAGTCTCTCAAGTCAGTTACTGAACAGCATGAGTTTTAATCAAAAGCAGACTGGGAGAGGTTTAGAAATATCATTCTTTTTTAAAGGAACCCACGAGCCTTATAAGTTACCATACAAGAAAAGCTGGACAGTTAAAAACGCGTTTGGTCGTGGTAAAAATACAGTTTTTAATAGCAACAAAACGGGAATGAGAATCATAGGCAAAAGAATACAGAATGAAAAGCTTGCGGAATATATTGAAAGAACGCGACCGTTCATAGGTGTAAGGCCGCAGGTTCAAGCAACCTTAAGGGAATTAGTATTGAGAGAGGTGCGTAGATTATTAAAAATCAGGTAACAAACAGGCCTATGCAAGGCTTGACATAGTAACAAGGAGCGTAAACAATGGTAGAAGACAAAGGGACAGTGTCCAATTCAGAAGTCGTCAGTGACGAGAAAAAAGACCTGGTAGCCTATGAAACTTACAGGCGAGCCATCGGCGAAGTGAAGCAACTTAAAGCAAAACTCGCTGAGATTGAGGCGGAGCGCGAGCGAGAGCAGCAATCAAAGCTTGCCGAACAAGGAAAGTACAAGGAGCAGGCAGAATCGTTACTTAAGAAGTTGTCAGAGAAAGATGAGCAGATTAAAAGTATTGTTTCATCTTTTGGGAAAAGGGTCTTTGAAACAGAAGCTAAATCGATAGCTCTGGGACTAGGCGCAAGACCTGAAGCCATTGACGACATCTTAAAAGTTGGTAACTGGGATGATATTGAGATCGATAATAATTTCAATATTAACAAGGACCAGTTACGAATGAAGATTGACGATCTGTTGAAAAGTAAGCCGTGGTTTTCGGTGAGTAACACAAAAGCTCCTCAAAGTATTATCCCAACTAACAGGGTTACCGATAACAGTGCTCGAGATCTTAGCAAGCTTAGTCTTGAGGAGATCAGGGAGCTAGCAAAGCAGATAAAATAATTTAATAATTTAAAAAGGAGTTTAAAAATGGCAGTAACAGGTAACACCCAATTGGGTCCAACTAAACAAGATTTAATTGCAGCAGCAGTACAAAGGGAATTAAAATTCACAGCGATCTTATCTAGTTATGTAACTGACGTTTCTCAGTTTGCTGTGAAGGGTGCAAAATCAATTAGCTTTCCAAAGTTCACTAGCTTCACAGTTCAAAACAGAGCATCAGCAACCGCCGGAACTATCGACCATCTAACAGCCTCAACAGACAAGCTTGATTTAAATATCAATGCTTATGTTTCTTGGTTGATCGACGGTTCTGACGAAATTCAATCTTCAGTAGCTGCAAAAGTCGAATTTGCAATCAGAGCAGCCGCCGCACATGGTCGATATGTTGATGAGAAGATAATTGATCAAGTTAAAACAAACGCGGGTTTTGTAGCGACTGCTACTGCGAACTTAAGGGACAAAATTCTCGAGTGTCGTGCTTTCTTAAAAAGAAACCAAGCAATCTTAGAACAATCAGTTTTAGCTGTCTCCCCAGAGATGGAAAAGCAGTTACTTCAAGTTGCTGAGTTTTCTCAAGCTAATATCTATGGTCAAGCTGTGATTCCACAAGGTGTCATCGGAAGAATTTACGGAATGCCTGTTGTCGTTCATAGCGGTTTTGCTGCCAATGAAGCTTTTATGTGGAGTAAAGACGCTATTGCCCTTGGTTTCCAATCAGCTCCAAATTATGCTTCACAACCTGCTATCGAGTACGGAACTACTGCTGTGCTTGAAGCCATGGATCAATTATTTGGAGTAAAAGCGCTTCAAATTGACCAAGGTACTGGAACGCTTACAGGCAAGTCGGCTTTAATTGCTAAAGTATCAGGGTAACAGCATTAGCTAATGGCGGAGAATAGGATAGACACAATACCTAACTTTGTAAGAGCGGAGTCACTAAGCGGGCTCCGTTCTGCAATGCTTAAAAACAACATGAGACTTGGCGCTTTCGTGATCTATCGAGATATTCAACAGGTTGAAGAAAGGGGCAGAAAGTTCTTTATAGCATGGTATGATGAGCCATCTATCAAGACTTTTAGCACTGGGGTAGTAAATGAGTCTACCGAGTAACATAAGGGATCGCGAGTATGATAAATTCACACTTGATAGCAATGGTAACACTGCTGTAAGGGTTACTATGGCTAGTCCAGTAACTTTAAATTTTAACATTAATCCAAGAGGCGAATATAATAACGCTACCACATATCATCTTGGGGACATTGTAACATTTAACGGTGTCAGTTACATCGCAACAACGACAATAACAGGCATAAACCCTCCAGCTCCACAATGGCAGACAATCTATGATCCTGAGTTAGCAGTTGGTAGTAACATATTACTGTTAGAAGCTGGGGAAAACATTTCAGCAATGAAGCTAGTATATATTAACAATTTAGGCAAAGCGATGATTGCTAAAAACAATGGTACTTACGAGCAATCAAGATGCGTCGGGATATCAAGAAACGCAGTTATGACAGGGAATGTCGGGGCTTTTGTGGCTTTTGGTGAAGTAACAGATTCAATGTTTACATTTGCGTCGGGTAACGACTTATTTTTAGGTGTCAACGGTTTTGTTACTGATGTTGCTCCTACAAGCGGTTATTTGACAAAGGTCGGTAACAGTTTGTGGGCAAACAAAGTTTTAATTAACATAACAGATACAATAGTTTTATAATAGGAGGTTTAAAATGGCAGACAAGTATCAAACGTTAATAGCAGGTCGTGAGACAATGGTAGAAGCTACAACGGTATCTACTGGTGTTGCTCAGGCTGGTGACATAATTGCCTTAGATTCTACTGGGAAAATTGACTTTTCATTGTTACCAACTGGACTTGGCCCAACTGTTCAAGTTGCACCAGCTTCGGAAAACTTAAATGCTGGCGACTTTGTAAATATCTTTAATAATTTAGGTACACCAAATGTAAGGAAGGCAGATTCTACTAACGACCGAAGGGCAGTTGGATATGTTTTAACTGCTGTAACTGCTGGTAACAATGCTACTGTTTTCTTTGAGGGTTTGAACAGCGCTGTTACTGGTCTAACCCCAGGTCAGAGAGTCTACTTAGGAGCAGCAGGCGGAATCAAAACAACACCCCCAAGCAGTGCAAGCGGCGACGTCATACATCAGTACTTAGGAAGGGCACTAAACACTACTTTGATGGATGTTGAGATAGATGATGAAATAGTTCTTTAATAGTAATAGGAAGTAACAAATGTCACTAATAGTTCTAGACGATGGTCGTATTAAGGTAGCGGATGCTATAGGATTTGACCCGCGTAACCTTGACGCATTGTCACGATTAAAAACAAGTAACACTGTTGAGTTAGCCTCGTTTAACCATAGATTAGGGAAAGAGGCAGATTATTGGGATGAGTCGATAGGATCAGGGGGGACATCGACTCATAACAGTAACACGTGCAGTGTTGACATGGCTACCACGACAGCTATCGGGTCGGCTGTTTCTAGGCAGACGTTTAGACACTTTGAATATCGTCGTGGCAGCACACAAACTATCTACATATCATGCGTGTTTGGTGCTCCCGTTGCGAATAACTTTAGACGTATCGGATACTTTGATGATTTTAACGGGGCTTTCTTTCAAGTTTCTGGGAGCGGATTCGCGCTTGGATATCGAAGTTCTGTTACAGGGTCAGCCGTTGACACTATAATACCACAATCGGCTTTCAATCAAGACAAGCTTAATGGCACTGGACCAAGCGGCATCACACTTGATCTAACTAAGCCAAACTTATATGTGATTGAATATTCATGGGCTGGTGTTACTACAGTCAAATACAATGTTATAATCGATGGTAAAATAATACCAATTCACAGGATTGATTCCGCTAATTCATCATTGTTACCAAATACTCAGACAGCTCAGTTACCTATTAGGCTAGTAAACAGTAATGTAGGTGCTACTTCAGTAGGGTCTACGTTATCAGTATCTTACTGTGGTGTATTTTCAAGCGGCGCGTCTTCTTTTAATCGTCGGATTAAATTAATCAGCAGTGCAGACTCGGAAGTTTCAGTTAGCGTAACAGATACATTAATATATGGTATCCGCTTAAGATCTGACAGGAGAAACATATCAGTTCAAGCTATCGAATATGATTTCATGGCAACAGCAGGATCTACTTTTATCTATTACCAGTTGTTACTAAGACCGTCATTAACTGGAGAGATTGTTACTATTGAGAATGATTTAATAGAAAGAATAACTGAGGTGGCTTCTTATTCTGGAGGCATTGTTATTGCTCAAGGCTACATTAATGCTTCCAGCTTTGGTCGTGTTGACTTGTCAATACCAATTAAAAATGACACCTATTTAGGTTACTCAATTTCCAATGTTCCGGATTCCTTGATTATGGTGGGAAGAGCGGTATCAGGTTCTGCGAGCATCTTTTATAATTTCTACTATAGAGAGGTGTATTAGTATGCTGATGTTTGATGATCCAAACACAAAGTTAGATATAGTTGCAAGTTCTATTGTTACTATCCTTGCTGGTGAGACTAAATCAGCAGAATATATTTTTACGTCTGATAAAGTTTTAACTGGTGCCGAATACTTTAGAGAAGGCGGCAACTTTGGTGATGTTGTTAGTTTTCAGATAGTTCATCCGGTAGCAGGTGTGTTAGACCAATTTGCTACAAATATATATTTAAACAAAGAACACGGATTATATCAATTTTACAGAGCAAGAATCCCATCAGGTTTAATAGCGCGCGCTGTATATGTTAACAACGGTCCGAACCAAGCAAAGTTTTGTTTTAATCTAATAACCCACAAGGAAAAATGAAAGCACAGCTTTACGTAGTCTTTTCTAGTAACAGAAAATGGTGGTACATACTCGATGACATAATTCGAATGGTCGAAGGTGTTCACTACTCACATACTGCTATTATGCTGCATAATCCCATAAGCGGGAAATCAACGATCTACGAATTAAAATTCCCAAAAGGAAGGTCGATCGATCTAGTTGAATGGCTTAAGGAGCATCAGTTAAGGGAAATATTTTTGATCGATGAGCAGTTTGATACCATGTCAAGCGATCATTATGTTCTTTTGAACATGGTTAACAAGCCATATTCGATAATTCAATTACTGGTGATAGGTTTTGGGATGATTTGCTTGCCTTTTGGTAGAATACTATCATCTGCAAGGATCAACGGTAACAGAGCAAAGATATGTACAGAGCTTGTAGCTAGGTTTTTAAGCCGTTGTTATGGGGTAAGACTCAGGAAGTCGCCGGACATGATGGCGTTAAAAGACACTTTTAATTTAGTTAAAACGTTCGTAGAATCTAAGAAGAGGCTAGGCGATGGCGTTTAAGTTACTTCAGTATGATAGTATAGTTCAAACTGGTGATTTGGTGCGATTAGACGCTTCCAAGACTTTTAGTCCAAAGGGTAGTCCTGGGATTACTACTGTTGAGATTGAGCCTGAAGCGGGTAATGGTTTTATAAATGTTACCGGCTCAACACCTATACAGCCTAGAAACTGGTATTTGGATTGGATATATCTGACCAATGGAGTAAAGACAATCACTTTAAGGGTAACCGAGACCGGTCCAATTGTTAGCACTCAGACATTTCAGATTAATGTGCTTACTGCTACTGAGGATAATTTGTATTCGAGCGATCAAGATCTTGTTGGGTTGGAGCATGATATCTTAAGTTACCTTCCACAAGGTAGATCAAGTTACAATTATGTTCATCGCAAGGCGCAAAAGGAAATATTAGAGTGGCTTGATCAGATAAGGCTATACCGTCGTGACGGTTCAAGATTACAGAAACAAGACTTAAACATAGTGCAGGACATACGAGAGTTGTCAGCAAACTGGGCTTTAATGCTCATATTTCATGACTTGAGTAACAAAACAGACGACAAGTTTTATCAAAAGTATTTAGGTTATCGGACAAAAGTTGAGGCGATGAAGAACAGAGGGCGCATCCAAGCGGATTTAGATGGAAGCGGCGGAATTGATGAATCTGAGCGCGTGGATGTTCGCTCGTTTAAGATGGTGAGGAGATGAGTGTTAATATAGCTTTTGAATATATTGAAGCAAAGGTTACTTCTGAGGGGTTTACCCAGTGGGAAGCTCCTTTTGATACTAGTAACATTGCATCAACCATAATAGACCAGTCGTTTCATGTTGCTTTAACCTCTAGTGTTCGAGAGAGTCAGGGTAACCAATCAATCACATTGCGCCATGGGTTTGATGTTAGCCTGTTCTTTAAAGGATATAGGAACACGAAGGAAGAGGCACATGAGTTACTTGCTAGGGCGGAATCAGTGATTTTAGCACTATGCGGGTATAACAATGATTGGAATTCAATTAATTCGGTTCAGTTCCAAAGGCTTGAGCTGTTACCGTTCGACGAGACTGATAATAACAGTATCCTAGTCGCTGTTATTTCAATCGATGTAATAATAAGCCTATGCTTTAACTAAAAAAGGAGTTTAAAATGTCTTGCCAAACCCAGAACTTTCAGCTTGGAGTTAGGAACATCCTAATAGGTGAGAACAGACCTCAGGTGTTCTGTATTGTAACCCGAAAGGATGTAGCAGGCTCTTTAGCTGGTAAATATTTTGTCTTTCATGCTCCAGTAACACAAGCTAAGCATTATGTATGGTATGAAATAGTTGGGAACACAAATTCAGTTGATCCATCCATCCCAAATGCCACAATGCACAAAGTAACAATATTGGCCAACGACACGGCCGCAGCCGTTGCAACTAAGACGGCCACTGTTTTATCGTCACTAGCAATCATTAATAGCGCTGTTGCTACTGGTAATCACATTGAAGTGAAATTTCAGAACAATGGGTATGCTTATGAGGCCCGTGACGCATTGATCCCAGCTAAAAAGACGGGTTTCCAAATTACAGTTTCGAAGTTTGGTTCAGTACAAGCAGATGCAGGACCAACCCAAGGGGATATAACACTTAGTATTGAACAGCAGTTCGTTGACATCACAAGTCCACAGACTGGGGACTTTGTTTTAGGTCAGATTAGACGCGGCGTCACTGTCTCAATGTCGTTTGAATTGAAGTCAACTGCTGAAGCTAATATTAGAGAGGCGTTAAACTACTACGGCGGTACATATGTAACCGACGATGCTGACAGCGCGGTGTTATCTGGTTACGGATCAAATAACATTTTTAAGTCTTTCGATGATGTTGCTGTTCCAGTTATATTAAGGGAGCCAGCTTTAGCTGCTGAAAATGACCCTTCAAGGGATATCACTTTAGTGAAGGCGAAAGTCGCTTTAGGTGAAGTTACCTTTAGTGCAGAGAGCGAATTAGTGTTACCCATTGAGGTAACTGGATACTTAGATCAATCTAAGTTTTCTGGTCTAAATCTACTCAAGTTTGGTGACTCTACTAAGTTATAATTAAAAAAATGTTGCTTTTTTGTCCCCTCTGGTTATGCTGGAGGGGAATTTTAATTAGAGGGGTTTCAATGAGTCATTTTATCGCAAAGCGCAAGGATCTAACAATAGAGATCGAAGGAGAAGTTGTTACCATTAAAAGTCCTAAGATTGCTCAATTCGAAGCATTGCAGGAGGCATTAAAGGGCGCTTCAGATTCTGAAATCTACAAAGTTTATAAGTCTTGGTTTGTCGATATTGGTATCCCATCGAGATTAGTAGATGAGTTAGACAACGACGATTTCGTGGGTCTAGTTAAATTCATTTCTGAGCCTAGTAAAAAAAAATAAGTAACTGGGATTTAGCAAAAGCAGAAATCTGTGCTTTCTACGGCTGGACCCCAAGAGATTTAGACGAGATAACTTTAAAAGAATTCTATGCATATCAAAGAGCGATTATCGTATTAGAAGCCAATCGACAGTTGCGAGCTATGCAAGTTTCCGATTATCCTCATCTTAAGGACGAAGCAAGGAAGCGGATACTTAAGTCCTTAGAGAAGCAGCTACAGAGCAATATAGATAGCGAAACAAAATCTTCTAAGAAGGTTTTGAGTAACGAAGAGCTAATGAAATTAATTTCGGGACGATAGATGGCTGATGATAAGAAGCTAGTCATAGAAGCGGTCTTAGATACGAGTCAAACACAGGCAGCTTTTGAAGATATTAGCAAATCCGGTAACAAGGCTGCTAGCTCATTACAGAGCGGCTTTTCAAAGGCTAATCCATTGACTGGATTGAATTCAGAGTTATCAAACGCAAGCCGTGGCTTTGATCTATTAGGCGTTAGCTTGTCACGAGCATTGTTACCATTAGCAGCATTATCTACGGCAATTTTAGCAGTAAAGAAGGCCATTGAACTGATTAGCGAATCAGAGAGGAACGAGCAATTAGTCAACTCTTTTAATGCTGCTGCGGCTAGTGCTGGCGTATTGGGTGACAATCTTTCACGGGCGTTAGAGAGGGCGGCAGCAAGCACGGCTGATCTTGAGGATGTTTTAAAGGTTGCTACCCAAGGCGCTAACGAATTGGGGAAGGGTGTAGAACGTTACCCTGAGCTGCTGGAGTTAGCGAGAAAGGCATCGATTCAGTTTGGTGGTTCAGTAATTGAAAACTTTGAGAGATTAAACAATGCCATTGTTTCAGGCTCTACTAGGAGCATTAGAGACATAGCTGTTATAGATGTTACCAAGGCACAAAAGGAATACGCTGAGGCTTTAGGCACTACAATTGACCAATTGACAGAGCAGGAAAAGAGACAAGCGACACTCAACGCTGTTTTGGAGAAGGGTAGCAAGAATCTACAAGCTGTAAAAACAGATCAAGAAAATTTAGCTACTACGATTGCTAGGGGCAAAGTCGTCATTGGTGAGACTTTTGAGGCATTGGGCGACCGATTAAGGGAAACTCTTGGCGTTTCTCTTCAGGATGTTGCAAAGTATTTCGTTGATATCATTGCAAAGCTTAGAGATTTCATAAAGCCAGCTCCAGAGATAGAGCGCGTGCGATCAAGAATAGATGCGATCAATTCAGAGTTACAGAACGTAGATTCTACATTTAACAAGGTAGCTGGATCGGTTGCGAATTTCTTCGGGTTTAAGACAAAAGACAAGCGCACTGAGCTACAAGCAGAGCTTGAATCATTGCAAAGCAGGTTAAAGGAACTTGAGCAATCTGAGAAACTTAAAATCGAGATTAAGACAGAGATCAAACCCCCAAAAGATCCAGAAATAGAGCGCATCGCATTAGACAATCAAGCAAAATTCAATGCTAAGTTATCTGAGTTAAACAAGGCAGCACAGGATGCGCAATTTCAGGCAAGACTTGCACAGGCTAAGAGTAACGAACAGCGTTACCGTATAGAGCTAGAAAGATTGGCTATTGATAGTGCCAATAGGCTTCAAGATATTGATAAGGAGTTGGGGAATCTAAGATTCATTTCAGATGTGAAGTTAAATGAGGCTAGACTTGCCGAGGTTGCTAGATTCAACGCAGAGGTAATTAAACTTGAAGCTAAGCGTGAGCAAGACAAGAATTCTGAGTTAAAAAAATTGGTTAATCCTACAATCGACACAGAAGCAGAAAGAATAGCATTAGAGAATCAGGCTGCTTTTAATGCAAAACTAGCCGAATTAAACAGAGAAGCAAGAGAGGCTGAATTTCAAGCGAGACTTGCTCAGGCACAAACAAAACAAGAGGCCTATCAGATAGAGCTAGAAAGATTGGCAATTGATAGCGCTAATAGGCTTCAGGCTATTGACAACGAATTTGGTAACTTAAGGTTTGTTTCAGATGCACAGAGGAATGAAGCACGACTTGCTGAGGTTGCTAGGTTTAATGCTGAAGTAATGAAACTTGAGGCTAAGCACACGCAAGACCAGATCAAGGAACAGCAGCGAAGACAGCAGCTAATACTGCAAATTAACGCTGCTACCCAACAAGCTTTAGTGTCAGTAACAAGCTCAGCATTTCAGGCGTTGGGGGCATCATTGCTTAATGGCGGCAAGGCTTGGAGTAACTTCAGTGCTACTGTTTTGGGAATTTTAGGCGACTTGCTAATCAATATTGGTCAAAGCATTATTGCTGCAAGCAGTGCGATCAAAGCTCTTGCTATTGCACTTGCAAATCCTTTTGGTTTTTTAGGCGGCTTAGTTGCAGGTGGTGCTTTGATTGCATTAGGAGCTGCTTTAAAAGCATTAGCCAATTCTAAAAGCAAGGCTGCTGCTAGTTATGGGGGCGGATCAGTAGCAACATATACTCCCCCACCGCCACCCACCCCAACTTTTGGAGGCGGCGTTACAGATGTGGGCGGGCAACCTGTAAACTTAGGTAACTCAAATAATTATGATTTCCAAGAGAGGGATCGACAGGTTAGACAGGATGTGCAAGTAATTATACAAGGTGACGTTTTGGATTCTGATGAGACTGGATTAAGGATCGTTGAGCTTATAAATAAGGCTTTTGACAAACAGGGTGTTACCGTTCGAAGAGGATACGCATAATGTTGGAAACAAGGTCACAGTTCCTTTACGGGTTGAAGATCAAAGCAGGGGAAAACTATTTAAGTTTCGTTGAGGCCTCAACCCCTTCACAGCAGAGATCTGCAACTTTAAAGCCTATTGGGTATTCTTTAACAAGCTTAAGATCAGAGCTTGAATCCGCTATGAACGCAGCCGGCAATCAAACTTATACAGTTACTTTAAATCAAGATACAAGGACACTGACGATAAGTGCTGCGGGTAACTTTAATATTTTGATTAATTCTGGTCCGTTTAATGGTTCTAGCATCTGGGGGGTATTAGGCCTTGGGTTTACTGATAAAACTGGTAGTAACACGTATACTACTCAACCGATTGGAATATTATACAAGCCACAATTCTACTTACTTGATTACGTTGATGGTCTAAACAATCAGCGTCCAATTGATTCTGTGAAGCATGAGACGTCATCCGGTCTTGTGGAGGTGGTAAGATATGGAACACGTTACCTATATGAAATGACAATAGATTTTATAACAAATATTCCGCAAGATCCTAGCGGCTGGATTGAGACAGATACAACAGCCGTTGAGAAAGCTAGAGCTTTTTTAGAATATGTTACTGCCCAAAACGTCGTGGATTTTTACCCCGATCGAGATTCATCCGATTTCATAACCTTAGCTTTGCACGCGACACAACAGGACTCAAACGGTCTTGGATTTAAGATAAGTGAAAAGCAAGGGTTACTAGGATATTACACAACAGGTCTATTGACCTTTAGAAAGGTGTTATAATGAGCGTAGTAAACGGTCAGAAAGTTGAGGCATCAGTAGTTAACAATGCTTTCATGAGCAGGCTAGACAACACAAGTACTGTTGGGAAAGTTGCCCTTCAAAACACTGATGCCGGTAGCGGATCAGCTATAATCAACACACAAGGATATATTAACAAGCTGGCTAATATTTTAGGGACTAGCGAACTAGACGCAACGCCACTAAACTATATTTCAAACGATGTTGTAGCCGATGGGGATAATCACAAAGTAGCGATTGAGAAGCTTGACGCATATGCTGGAGACTTAAGAACTGACGTTACTACTCTACAAACTGCTGTAGCTAATATTCAGGCCGAGCAGATTGTTCAGAATAATAGGCTTACAACTATTGAAAGTTCTGACTCTACTTTTGGAGGTAACAAGACATTTTCAGGGAGTGTCACAATACAAGGTAACTTAGATGTTAACGGAACACTCACCACTATTAACAGCACTCAACTTGAAGTCACGGATCCTCTTATAACACTAAATGATGGCGGTACAGATGTTACTGCCAACGGTGCAGGAATTGAAATTGAAAGGCCATCCGGAAACGCTGCAATAGTTTTCGATCCAGCACTTGCATCTAAGTTTAAGATCGGACTATTAACTAGCTTATACGAAGTAGTTGTTTCCGGTGTTGCTCAAGTTGTTTCTGGTATAAAAGACTTCATTACAGGGATAAAAACGGACACTATTAACGAGTCAACCCTCAATGCTGGTGTTACCGTTGATGCCGTCTTAATTAAAGACGGATTAGTTGATGGACGAGACGTGTCAGCAGATGGGACAACTTTGGACGGTCATACTACCACACTTGGAACACACACAACCCAGATCGGTCAACTTCAAACAGACGTATCGAACATCCAAGCCGAGCAGGTAACGCAAAACAATAGGCTAACGAACATTGAAAGTAACAATTCAACATTTGGAGGAAACAAAACTTTTACAGGCAATGTAGATGTTCAAGGCAATTTAAATGTAGTTGGATTGCTACAAAAGCAGTCAGATTATAGTGTTAAAGTTTCTAACAACATGGTAACTTTAAACTCGTCTAATACTGCTTTAGCTGCTGAGGGCGGTGGGATTGAGATCGCGCGCGCCGCCTCTCCTAGTGCTCGAATTGAGTTTGATTCCTCTTTACCATCTAAATTTAAGATTGGTCTTACTTCTCAATTAAACGAAGTTTTAGTTTCTGGCCCTGCTCAAACGGTTTCAGGTTTAAAAACTTTCACTTCTGGGATTGCTACTGCTTCTGTTGCTGAAACCGTATCAGGAAGCGGGGTTACTGTAGCCAATACATTGATTAACAACGGCAGTGTTGCCGGTGTTAACATAGCAGGTTTGCAGACTACTGTTGGCAACCTTCAAACATGGCAAACAACAGCACAGAACGATATAAGCAACCTTCAAACAAATGTTAATGGTCTTCAGACATGGAAGACTTCAGTTGACTCTGGGAATCACACATTTTCTGGTAACAAGACGTTTTCAAACGATGTAACTGTTCAAGGTAAATTGACTGTTAATGATATAGTTATCAACTCATCGCTTGTGCTTGGGGCAACAGTCAACACACAAAACGGTTTCAACGTAACACTTAACGTTAACTCGCCATATGTATCACTTGAGTCGGATTTTATGCCCCTTGAGAGTGTAGTCGCGATAACAGCTCCTCCTGATACTAGGATGGTAACTATTGTTAATAACGGTATTATGCCTGTTACCTTCAAACATAATGCTTCCCCTACTGACTCCAGAATTAGGGTTAGTAATGAGAAAGACTTAAAATTAAAACCAAGGCAACACGCTGTTTTTATATACAACACACATATGATGGGCAAGGGTTGGATGGTATCAGCAGGCTCTAGTCCTACAGTCAAAACTTTTGAGATGAAAATTAGAGGCAACTACGGGGGTATGGCTCCAAAGAATGCTGTAGACGGCTTTTGGATCAATAATGACCCAATCAATATCTTTAAAGTTTATCTCTATCAGATAACCCCCGGAACTGGCGGAACTACCACGATAGACATTAAACGGACTCCGTTCGGTCCTAGCTCGACAACTTACTCACTCTTTTCTACACTTCCTTCGGTAACACCTGCTGCGGGTTCTAATGCTTGGTGTGGGATGGGTGACAGCGTTACTGGATTTACAATGCCTGCGACATTCGCTGGTGGCATTGCTGAGCTTACTGGCATAGGTCCCAAGACAGCTTTTAGATTAGATCTAATTAGTGCTCAAACTGGCTCACCTGCTGATGTAGGTGTTATAGTATATTACTATGATGCTCAGTAGAAAACGGAGTTAAATATGAGTTTGAAAGACATTAACATATCAATTAGAACAGCTCTTGAGGCTATTATAGTTCCCATCATTTCCTACGGTGTTTATCTGCTAAATGATATGAATCAGAACATTCAGAAGTTAAACACACAAGTGGCAATTATATTAGCAGAGCGTGATGTTACCAAGGATATTTTAAAAGATCATGAGTCAAGGTTACGTTTTTTAGAAGGGAGAAAGTAAGATGGCTACATATTTCGGTACAAGTTTAAAATTCGTTCAGAAGGTTAAGCAATATGATAATAATAAAAATATAGAGCAAATAGATTACTTTGTTCCAAGTAACCATTATCTCATTTTAAGTTATTTAGGGGCCGCTTCTCATTATTATTCAGTCATCCAAAACTATAGTGTTATTCTATATGTTGACGACGTTTTGGCTTTTAAATATTATGAACCAAATACTAGCTATATAGAATATGTCCATCATTTTTCTGGTGGTCTCTATTGCCCCGGACCTACAACAGTAACTTTGCGAATTTTCGGGTCAGATTATAAATATATGAGTAGAACAAAGTATTTTGTCGGAGCACTATTTACAAACGGTTAACAATAATTAGTAACATAACAAAGGAGGAAACAAATGAAACCAGAAATTAAATACGAAAACGGAATGCTAGTAGCTAGCATTAAAGTTGGTGTTGATACTGACAAGGATGGTATCAATGCAATTGGGGCAGATGTTACTGTTTACATTGACCCAAAAGAGGCCGTTACTGAGATTATTAAGACAGAAGTCCCCCAATGGTTAAAAGACTTATTAGCTAAAAAGGGAGAGTAACATGGGTTTGACTGGTTGGGCAAGCAGGAAAGCTGCAATTAAAGTTATAATGGCCAAGGTTGGCGCTGGCCTTGCCGGACCAGTCGCATTTGTTTTAAGCCTTTTGATTGACAAGATATTGCTTAGGATTCAAGAAGAGTTTAACCGATGGGCTAATCAAAAGGCACAAGACAAAAGAAACGATGAGTTAAAGAAAATAGATGAAGAGAAGGCAAAAGAGTATAAGAATGTTATAGGTAACAGTAATTCAACCGAAAAGGATATAGAAGATGCGAGCCTTGACTTTCTTAATTCTGGTCGCAAGTAGTGCTTGTGCTACCAAAGCTCCGACACCTCCAAGAGTTGACTTATATCAACCTATCTTAAAACATAATCGATGCAATGTTTATAGGATGAACAACGATGAGCAATGGGAAATAAAGGAGCGGTTACCAATTGATGCTTGCAATGGTATCTTTGGTGTTACTGCTGATGATTTTAACAAGTTGCGTGACTACTCACGAAGATTAAAAACATTCATAGAAAATAATTGTAATTGTGGGAACAAATAATGATACGACGTATTATTAAGTTTTTCAAAGGCGTATTTAAATCAAAACATTCTGTAAGTTCTTCAAGCGAAGATAATGCATCATTTGAAACACTTGGCGAATCACCTGTTTTATCTGATATGCCCACAAGTCAAAAGAAAGTGTTACTGAGATATCCGAAGGCCATTGAAGGGCGTAGAATGGTTACTTATGGACGATATAGATATGGTTATCCTGAGGGGGTTGTTATACATTATACAGCCGGCTGGGATCGTGATTTTAAAGATGCATTAAACACTTTTAACTGGGGTGTTGATGAAAAGCTTTGTTTTGATCTTATAGCTCCGAAGGGAGAGTTAATAACGGGCGCTCCTTTGGACGAGTTTGGATCTCATGCGGGTTTAAGCAAATGGAAAGGGTTACCAGGCGATAGGCTTTCAAAGTTTTTAAGAGGAATTGAGGTAGCAAGTGGCGGGAAGTTAAATAGGAATCTTGAGACTGATTTCCATAGGAAATACACAGATGATCAAGTTAGGACCCTTGATTTTACAACACCTGAGTGGGGTCAAGCTGGAATCTATTCAAAATTCACTAAGGAGCAAGAGGCTACTTTAACTGATTATATATTGTGGCTTTATAAGAATTCTCCAATTAGAAACGGCGAGAGGGTTTTTAAACTAGACTTTGTTTTGGCACATCACGAGGTGTCAGGACTTGCGGGTTTAGGTTACTGGAGAAAGCCTGACTGTGGTGGATGTCTTTCGATGCCGATGAATATGTATCGGGATTATTTAAAGGAACTAGCTCGTGGCATTTAATGTTACCAAGAGAGCAAGAGCACTATTTGAACAAACTGAGATTAAGCCTAACCTAGTTTTAAAGATCGACGGTTATAACAAGTTATTTGGCGTACAGGCTATAAGAGATGATGCGATCTTTGGTTATAATAACATTGAATTTGGTGACGTTGGTCTTGTGTTTGGAGGGCTTGCAGAAATATCGGATCAACGTGACTTAATATCATTAAGCGGGACTAGTACCGAGATCAACCAGCAATTGGAGCCGGATCAGGGTAACGTTTCAAGTGTTCAGAAGATGACAATACGCTTGGTTGATCAAGCTGAGGAGATGACTAGGCTTGTTAGTCCGGGGTTCGTGTTTGATGATATTTTGTACAAGTATGCTCAAGTGTATATTGGACACACTGACAGCGCTTTCCCTGATGACTATATTGAGCTTTTTAATGGTAACATTCAAGGGGTTAGATACGGAGCTGGATTTGTAGAGCTTGAGATAGTGAACCCTGAGGATTTTCAGAGGGCTGAGCTATTTACGAAGGCCGAGGCTATTGTTACTCAACCAATTAACTATAATTCTCGTAACATTCAAGGGATATTATTTAAGGCACATGACCATGTTACTGGCGTTGTTCAGGTAAATATCGTTTCAGGTGCGAGCGGTGATAACGCAGTTGTATCGGTTTCAGGTAATGACATAACTATACAGATTAACACATCTGCAACCAAGATAAAGACAATTAAAAAGGCTGTTGACGATGATTCATCATGCCGTCAGTTAGTAGAGGTTAGTTACTTAGCAGGGACTAACAAGGAGGCTATAGCTACTACTACAGGCGGCTTTGTACAGCTTTTAAATGATACCACTATCTACTTAGATGACGTTAAGTTGTTTTTAGATCCTGTCGGTAACCTTTTTAAGACTTATATTAAGGTTGGCGAGGAGATAATAGAATACACGGGCAGGGATGTAGTTAACAACACGCTAACAGGATGTGTAAGAGCGTCATTAAATACGATAGGCAAATATCACAAAAGTGGCGAGACGGCTGAGAGTTTTTACAAGTTGGGTGATGGGACAAGTAACAATGGCAATGCGATTGACTTAGCTTTAAAGGTGTTACTGAGCGGTCAGGAAGACCCTAATTACATCACGAATTTACCAGTGTTAGCTTTTGCTAAGTACGGGACTTTTGACACAAACCCTAATGCTGTATACTTTAGTAACCAAGATTTAGAACGAGAGTTTGGCATAGTTGCTGGAGATTTTGTTACTATAACTGGTGCTACCAACGCAGCCAACAATATAGTTAATTTACCTGTTAAGACAGTTATTAAGGGCAATGGCTTTAGTGCTTTGGAGTTTAATCATACTTTTGTAATTGAGTCTACTGGTGCAGTTGCCAGTGCAAAGAGTCAATACAATGTGTTACCTGACGGCCTAGGGTTATTACCTAGGCAAGTGGATATTTTAAGGTTTTTAGAGATCAAGAAAATATATTATTCTGATATCTCTTTAAATGAGATATATATAAAAAACACGGTTAGGGCAAGCGAGTTATTAAACAAGCAGTTATATTTGCCATCTGGGTTATTCTCGTTACCAAGAAGAGGAAGGGTTAGTGTCGGTTTTCTAGCACCTCCATTGTTTGATCCTCTGATGAAGACATTAAACCTTGATACCGTGAAGAATATTGACGGGGTAACAATCAACAGAACGACGACAAGGAACTTTTATAACGCGATTATATACAAATATAACGAGGACTCTTTAGAAGACAAGTTCACAAGCGGTCGAGTCTATTTAAGTGTAGACTCTACGAA